CCGGTTGAGTTTCTTCAATGATGGCTCCCTCCATGGCGTCCTTCACCGTGGGTGTGTAGCCATCAATCGGGGTGAAGGTCACAATCATTTTGCCCTTCCTGGTCACAAGACGGTATTTCAGGGTCTCTACCCATGATAAAGGCACCAACTCGTCCATCCAAATCAGGTCCAGCTCAGTTCCCTCCAATGTCCCCAGGTCTTGGGTGTAATTCCTGAACCAACACTGACTGTGGTTAATCCCCACAAAAGTTCTGTTGGAAAACCCGTTCTTCTGAGTGAAGGCCACATTAACAACAGACCTGACAGTCCGTTTCTGCTCCTTCCAGGCATGAGGCAAATACTCGAAAATGTAGGGCTGCTGAACCTGGATAGAGCTGTCATTGGAGCTGTGACAACACCAGACCTTGTAGTCTGGCTTGTTGACCATCATCCGGACAACCCTGGAAGCCACATACCTTGATTTCCCTCCCCGGTTCCCACCAAAGATGTAAATGATGTCCACATTCGGGTCATCCAAGGCAGCATCAACCTCCTTCCAATGAGCAAAGACCCCTTTTGGATGCCAGGGCTCCCGATGAGGAATGTCTTGGGTGTTGTGGTGGTCGGCTCCATAAGCGAATGCATTCTCCTTCTCAAGCCGTATCAGCTCCTCCCTTTGCTGCCAGTATTCCCCCAGAACACCAGCCTCTGCCATCTTGCGCCCTTCCTCAGCAGAAGGGATGTGCAGGATGGGATGTGCGCTCCATGTCAGGTTCATGTCACCACTTGGTTGCTGTTCTGGGCAGACCCTTGCAAATCAACCGGCCCGTGCCTTCCTCGACCCATACAGGTATCTCCAGTCCCACATTGAAGAAACTACTGTCCTTGACATTGACATACCCTTCATCGGTCTGCACAAGCAGCCTGTTCAGTGGCCTGCCAGTCACCTTCAGTGTCTTCGGAATCCTTCCTGCCTTCCATCTCAGGTCAGCCGATTCCAGCATGTGCCGTTTCCCGGCTTTACGTTTACGGGTCTTTTTCCCGTCAATGACCACCCAACCATTTTTTTCTTTGTTCTTCATTCTAATCCTTTCCAGTCAGTATCCAGTTCATCACTCCATAGCTCCTCAATCTGCCACTCACGCACCTGTAAGACGATTATCTCCTGCTCCGCATGGCAGGCATGCCAGCCCTGCCAAGCTACCCACCAGGCCACTGTCACGGCCAGTAAAAGGCATGCCAGGGTCTTGTGTAGCCAATCCAGTTCAAGGTTCATTGAAAATCTCCTCTGCAAACAGTGTTTTGGGATACTTTGAACCCTTTTTCAGATTACAAGGAGGACACGCAATGACAAGGTTCCACTCTGCATCAGGGCCACCAGCAGATATTGGAATGCGATGGTCCCAGTGCCAGTCCCCGCTACTTGTGCAGTCCTTGCCACAGTAGAAGCAAACCTGACGGACAAGTGGATGGGTCATCCTTGCTCTGAACTCTGAAGTGTCTTCAATGCCGTTACCTTTAAGGCGTGCCCTGCGCTGATGACCGTATGCTTTGCATTTTTCAGGGTTGGCCTTTTGCCACTTCTTGACTGATTTCTTGTAAACTTCTGGGTTTGCCTTGTAACACTTCCTTTTCCCTTCTCTGACCTTTTCAGGGTTTGACTTGCGATACTTCCTTTTTCCTTCTCTGACCTTTTCAGGGTTTGCCTTCCTCCATTTCTCGGCTTGTGCTTTAACCTTTTCTGTGTTTGCCTCGTAATGCCTCTTTTTTTGTGCCCTGACCTTTTCGGGGTTTGCCTTCTTCCACTTCTTGTTAAGCTCTTTCCTCCTCTCAGAATTCGCTTCGCGCCAAGCAGAGTCACTACACCTCTTTGAGCAATAAACCTTGTGGGCAGGCCCAACAACGTCCTTGCCACACACGGGGCATGTCTTTCCTGCCTTGTCCTCAATGAACTGTAATTCGGTTTGTTTCAACATAACATTCCTTCAGCTTAATTCCCCCGCATGGTAGCATGCTTGTCAAGCCCCCCTCTGGTGTGGCAGGGCCCTTTGTCAATTGCCCTATATGCGCTCATGCGCAACGACTTGGCCATGTCTGCCAGACCTCGACCCCCGCCCCCCCATATTGGCCTGTTTCTGTCTCTTTTTGGCCCTGCACTGTTCAAAATCTTCGCACAAGATTGGATATGTTTAGTTTTTTTGGCCCATCCCAAACATTGTTAGGCCCGTCTAACTTCCCTGCTCTTTCTCCTCAACCACCTCTGCTTCAATGACCTCTCCTTGCTGGGGTAGCTGGGCAAGCAGCTTCTGGACTGTGTCATGGGTCATGTCAACCCGTTCATGCCTGATTGTCATACCTGGTCGGCCCTCCAACTGGGTCTCTTTGTCGGTGAGTATGCCTATTACCACGCCCAACTCTTTCCCCTTCAATTCCCCGGCTTGCAGGGCCTGTTTAAGGAGGTCCAGAGCCATGTTCCTGGTCTGCCTGAGTTCTTGGACTACATTCTTTTGGGCATCTGATTGGATGTCTTCCTTCTTGGTTATACCTTGCAGGGTTTGGAGGGATGTCTGGAAGATGTCGGTGAGGGTTTCAAGGGCTATTCCTGCCTTGATTGCCTTGACAATGGCCTTGTACCTTTCAGGGTCATGTTTCTTGAGGTTTGAACCGTCTTGGTTCTTCTTGCCTTGGTCGGGCAATCTCTGGTTCCATTGAGTCAGTGATTTTGCGGGCATAGTCTGGGATTGGTCATACCAATGGTTGGAAAAGTGGGTGGGAATGGGAGGGTCTGGTGTGTGCCAGCCTCCCAAACCCGAGTTTAATGTTAATTCGGGGTCATTGCAATAGTTAATTGCTATTTTGACCGTTCTTGTAGGATTGCATCCCTGAGATACTCTGCCACCTCTTCTGGGGTGTTCAGGCCGGGAGGAAATCCATGCTTGAGCCAGCTACGCAGGGTATTGGTAATGGCATCGAGGGTGATGGCATTATTGGTTGCCTGGAGGTGGATGTCTAGTTCTTCCTGTTCTTCTGGCAGGGAGAATGTGATGGTGTGGGTCATAGGTCGTAGACTGTTCCTCCAGCTTCTGTCCATGCATCCTTTGCTCCTTGCGCTCCGTCTTCCTGAAGCTTGGCGAAAAGGCCCATAGCATGCACTGACACGTCCCTGAAGGCCTCTTTGGCTATGCGGTAGTCATTGTATACCTCTCCTTCCTTGGAGACCGTCCATGGGCCTCTGAGGGGCTGGTCCATGACCCACTGGCCATCTCCCTTGTAACGGTAGATAGCAATTATCTCTGTGTTGGCTTCCGGATGTGCCCATGTTGCTTGGACGTATTGGTCCCCGATTTCGAGTAGTGACTTTGGTGTTGTTTTGTCTTCCATGCTGTGTCTTTCTGTTTTATTGGTTTGGTTTCAGTGTTATAGCCCCAACCTCCGCAGTCGGGGCAGTAGTCGGCCTGGTCAGTATAGCCTCGGCCAAGGCAAGTGTTGCATGTAATTCTCATGTGTTCGCATAGTTGGTGGTTGATTTATGCTATCGCAGCCATGTTCCATCCTTGATAGCGGCTTTACGGATGACGCTGTATGCATTGAGGCATTCCCGACAATGGTATTGTCTGCCATCCTTGGCCCGCTTGTTGTTGGCAAACTGGGTGACCGGCTTGGTCTGGTCACATCCTCCGCAGTGTTTATCTTTCATTGTTCTTCCTGTGTTTTGTAGTCTCCACACCAGTCCGAGGAGCTGACACTCGGCCAGACTGCTGTTGTTCGGCCCGTGCCGCCATCATGGTCTGGGTCCATGGCCTGCCTGACTGGGGCATGCCTGTGGCAGTTTCCCTTGTGGAACCATCGAGTCTGGACGTAGTAGTGACAATCTTGGCATTGCTCTGTTTCCATATGCTTGTTTCTGTGAGTGGTTCAATTGGTTCTGGACTTAGAGCTAGACCAAATCCGAGGCTCAGACCTAGACCAGGAAACAGACCTGGTGTAGGGCCAATACCTAGACCAAGACCAAGACCCGATGCGGGCGCATGCATGGCCACCGAAAGAAACCCATCGGGTTTTGCGATACATTGTCCACGCATAACTTCCTGACCGAGGTCTTGGGTCAGACCAAGGCCATAGCAGTGAGACCTTCATTTCTGCAAGGTTTGGGGGTTGGACAATTGGACCGCATCTATGACGGACTGACGGCCAATTATGACTTCCGAGCCAACAGGGAAAGGTTCCACCTCGTCGAATTCCTCATTCTTCAAGGCATCGGCAAACCTTCCAGAGTCTGCAATCCATGCGGCCTCGGTCACCACAAGCTCCATATTCCCGACCCACTTAACCCTGCCAGTCAGGTGGTAGGTAACTGTCCGGATAAAGTAAACCTTGTTAATTTGCCAAGGACAATTTGTCTCTGTTTGTTGATTAACCTCCATAGAGTTGATTTCCTTTCTGGTGGGTTCCCATTGTTCGAGGGGCGGTTGTGTAGGATGTTGGGAACAGCTCCCGTTCAGCCCCGACTACATGGCAGAATTCGTGGTCCTTATACTGGTTCAATGTAGCCCCACAAACGTGTTCCATCCTGAGCGGCACTCGTCCATCATGGGTGTTGGACTTGTGGACCTGCACCTGCACGTATCGGTTGTTCCCGCCATGAAGATAAGGGCCCTGAAGCCATCCATACAGGTTTAAGCCTCGCATGTGAATATTGTTTCCTGAAGCAAAGATTGCTGCTTGAGGAGTGGCAGAATTGGTCGGACCCTCCATCTGAAGGTCGATGAACTTAGGGTCTGCCAGATACACATTGGCAATGGGTGCCTGTCGGATGATGTCCGTCTTGATGGGAGGCCCGTGCTTGATACCAACCTGGGCACCTTGGTGCTGCTGGATGTTGCAGTCCCGAATCCAGAACCTGTCTTGGTTGTCGGCCAGATATACGGGCAGGGTTCCGTTGTGGGCAACTATCAAGCAGTTCTCGATGGACTGCTCGAAGGGCCGAACTGTGAACTGTTCGTCCACATATGTTGTCGGCTCCACATACAGACCGATGGGGGCATTTGTTTTAAACCCGTATGGGATGCCTGCTGAGTTGGTCCAGTTGTCATGCAGTGTTGGTCCGATGTCGCAATGGAACCGCAGGGTGCTTCCCCATCTCGTAGGCGACCATAGACGGAAACGGCCTGGAAGCCTCTTGGTGGACCGGAAATTATATTCTGGTGCATTTGCAACCAGCGTGATGACAGGCATGCCCACAGTGCCATACCAGCCCTTTCCAGAGGGACTGTCGCCTTGCTTGGCTTGCCAGTATGCCTCTGCGTCCAGGTTATATTGACGTTGGATGGCTTGACCTTCCTTGATAATCCTGTCCCAGCTCTCATCTGGGTTGGCTGGGTCCAGCTCGTAGTGATATTTCTGGGAAGGCTGGGAGACTAGTGCAGTAGAGGCAATGTCCACTTGCAACTTGTCAACAAGGCTCCGGATTTCTTTGGCAAAGTCCTGTTGCTGCACTTTGTTGGCGAAAACTTTGCCTTCAAGCTCTTCGCACTTTCGACGCAACACATCCGCGACCTGGATGGTTGAGTTGACTTTGGTTTCCAGAGTGTTTATCTCTGGGTTGTTTTTGAGGGTGGAGACCACCTCTTCCAGTAGTTCGATTAATTGCATTTTAGGGTCCTTTCTGGGGCAACTCTCATTGCCCATTTGTTGCATTCTTGTTTTAGTTTGGCGTCATCGCACTGGTCGAAGACATCTGCATATCCACCGCCTGCCATGATGTGCAGGCATGTGGTGTTTCCTGCATCGTCATGGCCAACCAGAAACACGGTATGGTATCCGGTGCGTATCAGTGCCTCAAAGCACCGGAGCTGGCCTGAAGGAATCGAGCAGCTTTTTATCTCTGCTTCGTGCTTGTATTCCAACCGTAGGAACTTCCCGTTCAGCTCGACCTCACCGTCAATGTCGGTGGGGATGATGTTGCCAGGGAATGCTCCCCGAAGGTGCGTGAACACCTTGGGGAACTTTCCTTGCAGGAACCTGGCAGGATTGCGGATACCTATGGCATCGCAGTCTTCAAGGAACCGTTTTATTGCGTTGGAATCAATCATGACAAGCGAATTTATTACATCTGGACTCGACCCAGTCAAGAAGTTCTTGAACTTTTTTTTCGTTAACGTAGACATGGTCAGCCTTAATGCTGTCAACATGTATTTCTGACGGGTGCATGTCACCATGGTTATCCGTGGATGGCCGAGCAATACGCCACACCTGACCTCCCATGGATTGGATGATTTTAGATTCATACGGGAACCGAACGTCATCAATGACCAAGGCGTCACACCCAAGGGTCTGGTGGTGGTCCCATGCTGCAAGCAGCCGGTCTACCCAGAACTGCTCACCATACAGGTTTTTTGCAGCCTCCCCAACGGCCTGATAGACCGGCCTGACAATTGCTTTGGTCTCCTCCGTGCATGGGCCAAATAGTTTGGCCACCTCGGCCTTGATGGCGTCTGCGAAGCCTACACGGACAGGGGCACGCCCCAGTTCAGCCAGACGTTCCAGCAAGTGGCTTGCTGCGGTTGATTTCCCTGACCTTTTTTTACCGGCCAAGCCTATAATAATTGGATTCGTCATATCAGTTTTGTCTGTTGTTGTAGTCTTCGTCCTCGTCACATGGCAGGTAGAAGTCGAAGTCCTCGTCCTCCTCTGCCAGGAATGGCAGTGACATGAGGATTCCCCCGAGTTCTGTTGGGTCGCATGCTTCCATAACAATCTCTGTGTCTTTACCTTGCGAGTGCATTAATACAATTACTGTCATAATCTAGAATGTGGGTTCGTTGGTTAGTTCTTCGTTCGATAATGGGCGAAACCGCCCAAAGCTTTTCTCCCAAGACATTGGGACGCTACCGGTTCTGCCATGCCGGTTCTTTTTAATGACCAGCTCGGTCAGGTCTGTGTCAAGTTCCGGATTGTCATGAAGGAACATGACTGTGTCACTGTCCTGCTCAATGGAGCCAGACTCACGCAGGTCAGACAGTTTGGGTTTGCCCTCACGGCCTTCAATGGACCGATTCATTTGGGCTAGAACCAAGCCTGGGACACCTGTTTGCATAAAGCACTTCTTGAGTTCCCTTGATATAATCCCGATTTCGTTAACCCTGCTCTCCATCTGACGGCCTGAACCAATGAGTTGCAGGTAATCAACCACTACCAGCTTGGTTCCGTGTTCCTTGGACAACCTGCGGACCTGAGAGGCTATATCATGCACGCACAGGCCTGGGTCATCCTCGATGTGCAAAGGGAGCTGGGTCAGCTTTCCTGCCCACATTGCGATATTCTCGGTCGGGCCCTGCCCTGTTCGCAGGTAGTAGTCCACATCAACCCGAGACAAATAGCTCAGAGCTTTGGTGTAAATCTGGTTGAAAGGCATCTCGAAGGAATAGAACGCTACATGCTCTCCCCTTAATGCAGTCTCGATGGCTATTTGGACCGCCAGCGAGGTCTTGCCACGGCCAGGTCGAGCAGCCAGCGTGTTCATCGAGCCTTCCTTCAATCCCGTCAAAAGCTCATCCACTTCGAGCATCCCTGTCATCCCTCCGCGCTGGGGGACACCGTTAGGCAAAGCACTTTGTAACAGGTCAACAAAGGCTTTCTTAGCTTCCCGTTGGTCCTTGTCCCTCACAACACCGTCTGTAAGCTCGTAGAAGGCCTCTTCAAGGCGTTTTTGAAGCTCTTGGGTATCCTCAGTAGCCTGACAGGCTTCAAGGGCGTGGAAGTGGCTTAGAAACGCTTTACGTCGAACATGGAAACCAGCCAGCTCCTTGGCGAACAACTCCACGTTGGCAGCAGTCGAAGCCCTACCACACAAATCATCGATGTAAAGAGCTTGCCTCTTGGCCTTGGATGTCACCGAGACCTGGTCAACTTGGCCTCCTTGAGTCTCAACATCATTGCAGGCCTGCCACACCTCGATGTTCCGAGGGTCATAAAACCACTCTGAGGTCACTCCAAGGTCTTTTGCAGCATGGTAGCCTCCGATTAATACGGACCCAAGAAGGTCACGTTCCAGGCTAGGGTTTTCTGGAACCTTGAAATCCACTTTGAAATGAGTGCTAGAGTCGGACATGTAATCCTCCTTCCCGTTCAATCTGGGTTGCTCTTGGCAATTTCTTGTTCATGTTTCTTTTTCCTGCAATCATTGAAGAATAAATCAAAGAAGAGATATCCAATCCCTCCCCTTCTGTACCAGTACTGGTACAGGTATGACCCTGTACTGGTACTTGGTTTATTACCTTGATTTGTTCTCTTGGTATATTAGTGCAGTCATCTGACTGTTCCTTGATACGGTCATTTGACCGTTCCTTGATACAGTCATTTGACTGTTTCTCAGATTTGAGAATATCCATATGGTTTCCTGTGTGGGTTATTTCGAGGCATCGTTTTCTGTTAATCCATGACTGCTTCAACCACCCTGCCTCGGTCAGTTCTTGGATGGTTCTGCGGTATGTTTTCTCTCCCATTTGGAGCTTAGTCCAGATGGATTTCTTGGATTCAAAGCATTTGCCACGGCATGCCACATACGTCATAATGGCAAGCTGGTGATGGTTGAACCCAGACTCAATCATCCATGATGGGATGTATGGGGTGTTTGACCTAGCTTTGGCTATCATCTCTTGAGAACTTTCTTTTTGATTGTCTCCGATAATTCCTTGCCAGCCTTCCCGCACCCTCTCAAGCCAACCATCATGCTCTTGGCTAAACCTTGGTCTACCTTGCCTTGGTCCAGCATGGACCGGCAATAAGCCACATACTCTGGTTGGTCCTCTGGGGTGTAGTGCATTCCTGGAGGGGATGCTGGTGGCAGGGTGATGGGCTCACCTGGCACCCAAACCTTCTGCACTTCAAAGCGGTGCATGACAAGTTTAAGGTATCCGGGCAAGCTGTTCTTGGCCTTCTGCGACAAGACCATCTTTTTGGGTTTAGAATTTGACACCGGAATTAAACAGGTTGAGTTCCACAGCGTCCCCAGGGGTATGACTGGGCCATGAATCCAGTTCCTGGCAGGCCAAGAG